TCATTGTTTTTGATATTACAAATTTCCCATATAAGGTTGTGGCAAAGTATAGGAATAATGAAATTAAACCTATGCTGTTTCCAAACATCATACATGATGTGGCAAAAGGATATAATGAATCATTCATATTAGTAGAAGTAAATGATATTGGAGATCAGGTTGCAAGTATTCTTCAATATGATCTAGAGTATGATAATCTTCTTATGGCATCCATGAGAGGAAGAAATGGTCAAATTGTTGGACAAGGATTCTCTGGTAAGAAATGTCAGTTGGGTGTAAGAACAACAGCAGCAGTTAAAAAGTTGGGTTGTTCCAACTTAAAGACTATGCTTGAGGATGATAAGATATTGGTTAGTGATTATGAGATTATATCAGAACTAACTACTTTTGCCCAAAAGCATAATTCATTTGAAGCAGAGGAAGGTTGTAATGATGACCTTGCCATGTGCCTTGTCATATTTGCTTGGGTATGTGCTCAAGATTATTTCAAAGAAATGACGGACAATGATGTTCGGAAAAGACTTTATGAAGAACAAAAGAATCAGATAGAACAGGATATGGCTCCATTTGGTTTTATGTCTGATGGTCTAGATGATTCTAGTTTTGTTGATGCTGATGGAGATACTTGGCATACTGATGAATATGGCGATAGAGCATACATGTGGGATTATCGATAATGAATTTTAATGATCAAATAGAATTAGAACATTTATTATTACAAGAAAGAAAGTGTAGGATATGTGGTAAAGTTAAAGATTTAATAACAGATTTTTATTTAATACGTAAGAATAGAAGGAATCAATCATCATATTCTTATGAATGTAAGGCATGTACTATTAACCGTGTCAAAACTAGCAGAAAAAAATCAAATCTTTGGGAATATCCAGATTGGTAGGTTCATGCAGTGTTTCCCCAATGAAAAAGGGGGTTTGAATAAATAATAAAAGAATAATCTGAGATTCGGAGACAGAAAAGATGCCACTAAATTTAGCATCTCCTGGCATTATTATAAGAGAGGTTGATCTAACAATTGGTAGAGTGGATCCGACAAGTGGATCGACAGGAGCACTTGTAGCACCATTTGAAAAAGGGCCAGTTGGAGATCCACAACTTATTGAAAGCGAGGAGGATCTGCTCCAGACTTTTGGTAAACCATACAGTACAGACAAGCATTACGAAAGTTGGTTAGTTGCTTCATCATATCTTGCTTATGGTGGAACAATGTCTATTGTTCGAGCAGATGATGCAGGACTAAAAAATGCTACTGATGATGGAACACCTGCTATAAAAATTAAAGGTAGAGATCATTATACACAACTTGGGTATGATGAGAATGAAATTACAGGTTCAACCATTGTTGCTAATAGTCCAGGTACTTGGTCAAACGGTATTAAGGTTGCTGTAATTGACGGTTCTGTTGATCAAGTATTAACTGGTATCGATACAACAGACGTTGTTGTTGGAATGGCAGTAACTATTACTGTTCCCGATAACAGAGTTGTAACTACTAATGTTAGTACAGGTACAACAGCAGTACTAACAGGGCAATTCTCCGCAATCGTTACAGATATTGTAGGAATTAGTTCTATTGGTGTAAAACTAATAAATCATACTGCTCAAGACGGAACAGTAACAAATGTAGATTATCAAGAGAAAGGAACTTATTCTTTTGGTGGATCTGGTAATGTTGCTATTCATACTACAGGATTTAGTACTCCTTGGGTAAGTAGACCATATACTGGTCAATATGACTGGTTCAATAATCAACAGATTGCTATTAAAGATTCTAAAGATGAAGCAATAGCTTATCTTGATTGGAGTCAACTATCAAACAGACCATCAACAACATCATACACTTCTAAGAGAGGTGGTAGATTTGATGAGGTTCATGTAGTTGTAGTTGATGAAGATGGAGACATAACAGGTAATGCTGGAACTATCTTAGAAAAGCATGTAGGTCTTTCTAAAGCATCAGATGCTGAGTATTCTGTAGGAAGTACAGCATACTGGAGAAAGTATCTTGAAGTTAATTCAAAGTATATCTTTGCTGGACAAAAACCTTCTGGTACAGTTGTACTTGGATTCAGTGCTCCATCTACATACACAACTGCTGGACAAGATACTGGTTGGAACCAACCTTCAGGTGGTATAAACTTTGAAGTTAGTGGAAACCAAGCATTTAAACTTACTGGTGGTGCTTTATATGGTGGTGTTGTAGATACTGCTACTGAGAAAGCAGAAAATCTAGCAGGATCATTTAATTCTGGACTAGATGATCTTATTGGTGGATACACTTTATTTGAAAACGCAGAGGAAACTGACGTAGATTTCATTCTAATGGGATCTGCCAATCATGATAACATGAGTCAAACTCAGGCACTTGCTCAAAAAGTAATTGCGGTTGCTGAATCTAGACAAGATTGTGTAGCATTTGTTTCTCCATACAGACAAGCGTTCATAAATGATACTTCTGCTAATCAAGCAGCAGGAACAGTAAGTGTTAATAACATAGATGAAATAACAAACAATGTTATTGAATACTACTCTCCTATAACATCATCGACTTATGGTGTTCTTGATAGTGGTTACAAGTATATGTTTGATCGTTTCAATAACACATTCAGGTATGTTCCATTAAATGGAGACATTGCTGGAACATGTGCTAGAACAAGCCTTGAGCAGTTCCCTTGGTTCTCACCAGCAGGAACAGCAAGAGGTGCTATTCTTAACGCAGTTAAGTTGGCTTACAATCCAGGTAAGAAACAGCGTGATATTCTGTATTCAAACAGAGTTAACCCTGTTATTAATTCTCCTGGTGCTGGAATTATCTTATTTGGAGATAAGACAGCATTTGGAAAATCATCAGCATTTGATCGCATTAACGTTCGTAGATTGTTTATCTACCTTGAAGATGCTATCGCAGCGGCTGCTAAAGATCAACTCTTTGAATTTAACGATGAACTTACAAGGACTAACTTTGTAAATATTATCGAACCATTCTTGAGAGATGTTCAAGCGAAGAGAGGTATCTTCGACTTTGTAGTTGTTTGTGACGAAACAAACAATACTGCAGCAGTAATCGATTCAAACGAATTTGTTGCTGACATATTCATCAAACCAGCACGTTCTATCAACTTCATAGGTCTTACCTTTGTTGCTACGAGAACTGGTGTTTCGTTTGAAGAAGTAATCGGTTCCGTTTAATTAGAGGTTTAAAAAACAATCATGGCTAGAAATCAAGTCAATCCACCACCACTAAGGACGATATCAAACTTCAAGAGTAAGTTGACGGGTGGTGGTGCTCGTTCTAATCTGTTTGAAGTTGTCCTCACTTTCCCAGATACTGCTCAACCAGATTCTGCGGTTCTTGAAAAAGCAAGGTTCTTAGTTAAAGCAGCAAATTTACCTGCTTCTAATGTATCTCCAATAGAGGTTCCATTTAGAGGAAGGATTCTTAAAATTGCTGGAGATAGAACATTTGATTCTTGGACTGTTACCGTTATTAACGATACAGACTTTGCTATTCGTTCTGCTTTTGAAAGATGGCAAAATACTATTAACCGATTATCTGATAATACAGGTTTAGTAAATCCTGCTGATTATCAGGCAGATGCTTACATCTATCAGTTAGATCGTGATGGATCTACATTAAGATCTTATAGATTCTATGACACTTTCCCAACTCAGGTTGGTCAAATTGAGTTAGCATACGATCAACCAGGAATTCAAGAGTTTACAGTTGAACTACAAGTTCAGTATTGGGAAGCTATTAAAGGATCTGGTCCAAATGCAGGTGGCGAAGACGTCAACTAAATAGAAGATGTAGAGTAAATTTTTTTATAATATGGCAAAACTTTTCGGTTTTACTATTGAGGATCCACAAAAGAAGTCCGCTTCGATAATATCACCCGTTCCCAAAAATAATGAGGACGGTGTTGATAATTATATCGCAAGCGGATTTTATGGTCAATATGTAGATATTGAAGGTGCGTATAAAGATGAATTTGATCTAATTAGAAGATATCGTGAGATGGCACTTCATCCAGAAGTTGATGGTGCTATTGAAGATGTTGTTAATGAAGCAATAGTTAGTGATTTATATGATTCACCAGTGGAGATTGAATTATCAAATTTACAAGTTCCCGACCCTATTAAAGCTAGAATAAGAGAAGAATTTACTTATATTAAAGAATTAATGGACTTTGATAGAAAGTGCCATGAAATTTTCAGAAATTGGTATGTAGATGGAAGATTATTTTATTTAAAAGTAATAGATCAAAAACATCCTGAACAAGGGATTCAAGATTTAAGATATATTGATCCATTAAAAATTAAGTATGTTAGACAAGAGAAGAAGAAAAAGAATGGTGAACCCACTATAATAATGGGTAATAAGGACAAAGATGAGGTTCCAAATCCAGAATTTGATGAGTATTACATTTATACCCAGAAACCAAATTATCCAACTGGGATGATAATGAATGCTTCAAAGGGTACTGTAAAAATAGCAAAGGATACAATTACTCATTGTACTTCTGGTTTAGTTGATAGAAATAAGAATCGTGTTCTTTCATATCTTCAAAAAGCAATCAAAGCACTTAATCAACTTAGAATGATTGAGGATTCTCTTGTAATATACAGAATGTCAAGAGCACCTGAAAGAAGAATATTTTATATTGATGTAGGTAATTTACCAAAAGTAAAAGCAGAACAATACCTAAAAGAGGTAATGTCTCGCTATAGAAATAAGTTAGTCTACGATGCGAACACAGGTGAAGTTCGTGATGATCGTAAATTTATGAGTATGATGGAGGATTTCTGGTTGCCTAGAAGAGAAGGTGGTCGGGGAACTGAAATTACTACGCTTCCAGGTGGACAAAATTTAGGAGAATTATCTGATATAGAGTATTTCCAAAAGAAACTTTATAGAGCATTAGGTGTTCCCGAATCTAGAATTGCTGCTGACGGTGGTTTTAATTTAGGTCGTTCATCAGAAATATTAAGAGATGAACTTAAATTTGCTAAGTTTGTAGGGCGTTTAAGAAAACGTTTTGCTGCAATGTTTAATGATATGCTCAAAACTCAATTGGTTTTGAAAAATATTTGTACTCCACAAGATTGGGAGTTTATGGAAGATCATATTCAATATGACTTCATATACGATAATCAATTCGCAGAACTTAAAGAGTCTGAATTGATGGAAGGTAGATTGAATATGCTTGCCACAATAGAACCTTATATTGGTAAGTATTATTCTACAGAGTATGTACGTAAGAGAGTATTACGTCAAACTGATTCTGAAATACAAGAGATTGATTTCCAAATTGATGATGAGATAAACAAAGGTATTATTCCAGACCCATCAACTATAGATCCAGTGACGGGAGAACCATTACCAGTCGCTGGTGATATGGGTGAGATTCCAATGGATCCAGATTTGACAGGAGAGGCACAAGCAGTTGATGCACAATATCAAAAAGATACTAAGTCAGCTGAGTTATAAATAGAGAATATAGACATATTCATACATTACTAATGGACAATATTATTGATCTGATCGCAACTGATGCTTCAGCATCTGATGTAACCGATAGAATTAAGGACGCATTATACGCAAAAGCAGCAGAACGTGTTGAAGCTTCTAAACCAATAGTTGCAGGATCTGTATTTGGTGGAGAAGAAGAATCCATAGAAACTGAAGAACCAACCGAACAGGAAGAAGAATGAAACTGATCACGGAAGAAGTAACTCAAGTAAAAGTTATTACTGAAAGATATAGTAGAGGTGGTAAAAAAGCCAAACGACTTTGTATAGAAGGTTGCTTCCTTCAAGGTGGTATTAAAAACCGTAATGGTAGAATGTATCCTATAGAAACTCTTGCTAAAGAGGTTGGTAGATATAACGAAAACTTTATTAATAAAGGTCGTGCTTTAGGAGAGTTGGGTCACCCTGAAGGTCCTACAGTAAACCTTGATAGAGTTTCTCATAAAATTACTTCTCTTACTCAAGAAGGTAATAATTTTAGAGGAAAAGCAACTCTTCTTGATACACCTATGGGTAAGATTGCTCAATCTTTACTTGGTGAAGGTGTCATGTTAGGTGTTTC